CCGAGAGTTTATTAATAAAAGAAGAGCTTTCGGTGAATTAGGTCATCCTGACGGCCCTACTGTAAATTTAGAAAGAGTTTCTCATATGATTGAAAAGTTATATCCAGACGGAAATAACTTTATCGGTGAAGCAAAAATAATGAACACACCATACGGTAAGATTGTAAAAGGTCTTATTGACGAAGGTGCTCAATTGGGAGTATCATCACGTGGTATGGGTTCGTTAGAACAAAGAAATGGTGCTAATTATGTAGGAAAAAATTTCTACCTAGCAACAGCAGCTGACATTGTTGCTGATCCATCTGCTCCAGATGCTTTCGTAGAAGGTATTATGGAAAGTAGAGATTGGGTATGGGAAAACGGCGTCCTAGTCGAAAAAGACTTAGAGGCGTGGAAAAAACAAATAAGAGACGCAAAACAAAGAGCTTTAGATGAAACTAAACTAAAGTCTTTGAAACGTTTCTTAAAAAACTTTAATTTTATAAATATCTATTAACAACAAGAAATTTATAAACGTTTATAAAGGAGATTTCTAATGGCCGAAACAGAAAAGAAAATTGAGGCGATAGAGGCAGAAGCTGTAAAGGAAGTTAGTGAAGCTAACGCTGCTAACCCACAAGCTGACGCACCTAAAAAGAATGCTGTAGCGGCTGAAACTTCGCATATTGCTGGTAAAGCAAGTTACGAAGATTTGGGCGCACCAGTTGTTAAACCAACTGACAGCAATCCTGACGCCACAAAAAAATCTAAAAAAGTTTCTGACCAAGTTAACGCTAAGGCTGAAGATGGACACGCTTCAGGAAGACCAGACACAGAAGCTGGTGTTACTAAAGTAGCTCATCCAGGTCAAAGCGAAAAAGTGGAAGAAACTGAAGTTGAAGCTTCCGAAGAAATCAAAGAAGAAGAAGTATCAAACGAAGAAGTTACTGAAGAAGATAAAATTGATGTAACTGCTGATGTTGATGCTCTTGTTAAAGATGAAGATTTATCGGAAGAGTTCAAGTCAAAAGCTGCTACAATCTTTGAAGCTGCTGTTAACTCAAAAGTTAAAGAAGCTAAAATGAAGATGAAAGCATCTTATGACGCAAAGATGAAAGAAGAAGTAGAAGCTTCTAAAGGCGAACTAGTAGAAAAAGTTGACTCTTATCTCAACTACGTTGTAGAAGAGTGGATGAAAGAAAACGAACTCGCTTTAGAAAGAGGTATTAAAGGTGAAATCGCTGAGGACTTTATTAGCGGTCTTAAAAAATTATTTGAAGACCACTACATTGATGTTCCAGACGAAAAATATAATGTACTTGAAGACCAAGCTTCTAAAATAGAAGAACTTCAAAAAAATCTTAATGAAGAAATTCAAAAGAATGTTGAACTTTCAAAAGCTAACGGTGAGTTAAAAAGACAAGACATCATTGATGAAATGTCTAGCGACCTCGCTGACACAGCAAAAGAAAAATTCAATAAACTTTCTGAAGAAGTTGAATACTCAAACGAAGAAGACTTTAAAAAGAAAGTAGCTACGATTAAAGAAAGCTATTTTGGAAAAAAAGAAACTTCGGGTGACATTGATAATGTAGCGGCAAGCGATGAAGTAGATAATTCTAATTTATCGAATGCTATGGCTGCTTATACTGCCGCTATAAGTAAAACAAAAGACATTAAATTGTCAATAAAGTAATAAAAACGGGAGAGAACGATAATGTACTTATCTGAAACACACGAAAAAAAATGGCAGCCAGTCCTTGAGCATCCTGAACTACCAAAGATCACGGATTCTTATAGACGTGCCGTTACTAGCTTAATCTTGGAAAACCAAGAAAGAGCTATCAATGAAGACAGAGCATTTTTAAATGAAGCAGCTCCTACTAACTCTACTGGATCAAGCGTCCAAAATTGGGATCCAATCCTAATTTCTTTAGTTAGAAGAGCTATGCCAAATTTAATTGCTTATGACATTTGCGGTGTGCAACCTATGACTGGTCCAACTGGTTTAATATTTGCTATGAGAAGCAGATACACTAACCAATCTGGAACTGAGGCATTGTTTGACGAAGCAGATTCAGATTTTTCAGCTAGAAACGCAGCTGGATCATCTGTTGATGGTTTCTCAACAACAGCACACTCTGGAACAAATCCATCAGTATTGAATGACAACCCAGCGACTACTTACACAAAAGGTCAAGGAATGTCAACAGCTGCTGCTGAAGCATTAGGTGATGATGCTGGAAACGCTTTTGCTGAAATGGCTTTCTCAATTGAGAAATCAACAGTAACAGCGAAAAGTAGAGCACTTAAAGCAGAATACACTATGGAATTAGCACAAGACTTAAAAGCTATCCACGGTTTAGATGCTGAAAGCGAATTGGCTAACATCCTATCTGCTGAGATCCTTGCGGAAATCAATAGAGAAGTTGTAAGAACAATTTACATCAATGCTGAAATCGGTGCTTCTGACAACGCTGGTGTAACAACTGGTTCTGTAAATGCGATCAACACAACTACTGCTGGTATCTTTGATTTAGATACAGACTCAAACGGTAGATGGTCAGTTGAAAGATTTAAAGGCCTAATGTTCCAAGTTGAAAGAGAAGCAAACGTAATTGCTCAAAGAACAAGAAGAGGTAAAGGGAACGTAATCATCTGTTCATCAGACGTTGCTTCTGCTTTACAAATGGCTGGTGTATTAGACTATACTCCTGCGTTAAACAACAATCTAAATGTTGATGACACAGGTAATACATTTGCTGGTGTTCTTAACGGCAGATACAAAGTGTATATTGACCCATACTCAGCTAACAATACTGCTAGTCAGTATTTTGTAGTAGGTTACAAAGGTACTTCACCTTATGACAGTGGAATTTTCTACTGCCCATACGTACCACTACAAATGGTTAGAGCAGTTGGTCAGGACACTTTCCAACCGAAAATTGGATTCAAAACTAGATACGGCTTACAAGCAAATCCTTTTGCTGAAGCGTCTGCTTCTAGTTCTGCTTCAATTGACGGTGCTGGTTCTGCTAACAGCAACAGATACTACAGAAGAGTTAAAGTTTCTAACTTAATGTAATATCCGTTAACT